ATAGGAGCATGATCATGGCCTTGAAACCCCAGGTGTTATCCCAGCTTGTCGCACTTTGGCCCGTCGCACCACCCGCTTGTTTAAGTAGAGTCTTCCCGCTGGGAAGGTCAACTATCAGTGCATTCTGCATTGCAATGTATTTACTTTTGAGTACACTTCCTGCATTCGGGACGCCGGCACCAGAGAATCCAAGCTCACCTAGCCTGGTTAGAATATGGAATATTACCGGAGGTGTGTTGGCGTCATAATCACTGACATCAGCAGTGAACTTGATGTGGCGCTTGTCGACTTCTTCATACACCCTCTGGAGACCAGCCTCGTTTTGTGGCATCCCTATCCCATGATTATATCTCAGCCATGTTTCTCTTTTATTTCGTTCTAGCTGGACCACCTGATCGATGAATACCGAAGCGAGATCCTGAGCTGCTATAGTTCTGACCTTTCCGGCTCTTAGTGCCTTTGCCATGTTAACCACCTGCATTTTTGGGAAAGCATGGTACACCTGGGGATAATATTCACCCCGTGCAAGAGCTGCCTCTGCCATTGTCATGATGGCCCTCATCCATCCACTGGCACAGAGTTGCTGCCTGGTGTTATAGGTCCCGATGAAGCCTATGCCAGGGGAGTATTTAAGGACCAGGTTCTTCAGCACGCCTCTGGTATCCACCAGCTTAGGGTCTTCGAATGCCGCCGGGAATTCCTTCAGCATGGCCTGAACTACGCTCTCGGCCATCTCGGCCTGGTCGTCGTCCATCGGTAGACCTGTGGTTGAGTAACGTCCGAGACTATCGAGACGGTTTTTTTCGGTGGCCAATAGATATCCGTCGATACCGGGCTCAGCCCCCAATGCCATTAGTCTCTTAACCTTGTCCTCTAATGCTTGGTCGATGACCAGAGGGATACCGGCCGATTCTGGTATCACGGCCGCCTGTCTTGCCGTGACACGGACTGGACGGGGAAACCTGAGGGGTCGGACCTGTTCCTTTAATAACGCTCCTGGTAGACCTAACCCTTGTTGAACCCGGTCAAGCCTGTCAGCCAGGACGTCAAACTCTGCTCCTCTTGTTGGCGCGGGTCTATATTCCATATTTGAAATCTCAAGTTCCAACCAGTCTCCTTTTAGATACTGGTCAAAAGTGGGTGGCAATTGTGGGGTCCATACCCCTCTTGCCCTTCTTGCAGGGTCTGTATCTAGAGAGTTCGCCCTCTCGTCTAGCCAGGCACCGAAGGCTATGATATGATCTTCGCCGACCTCGAGACCCATCCTCCGAGCGAGAGTGTATGATTCAACAATCAGGTCAACCAGCGCATTCAGTGCGCCGTCAATCGACAATGCCGCAGCCGCCAGGGAGCTAGTTATTGTTTCGGAAACAGTCACCGGCAACCCTAATATAGCCGCGCTCTTGACCCATATTTCGGCGGCCGCGTCTATGAACGACTCTAGAGCGTTCTTATTGCTTCCTTCTCTCCACAGTTTGTAGGTGTCCGAATTGGTAGAAGTGGTTAAGATGTCCAGCTCATGGAGCAAGGACTCGAACACTTTCCCGCCGGCCTCATATACGAGGGTTGGATCCCCACCATCGTTTAGGAGCCCTGTGATGAGTTTAACGGTCTCAGAAGCGATGTATTCGATCTCTCCGTCCGGATTGGTGATGATATCATAAGCGGAAGTTTCAATTGTCCCCATACCGGTCCCTACTACGATGAGGGGGTGTGCCGGTCTAGCTTTC